GCCATCGGCACAGGTGCTGGCATATTTGGCGCTTCCCAGGCAGATTCTGAGGCCCGCAAGGCAGCAGAAGCTCAGTTCAAGTACAGCAACCAAGCCTGGCGTATGGGAAAGCGTCGGCTTAAAGCTGACTACCGCTTTGCCAAGAAGGGTACAAACATTCAACGCCAGAATGAAGAAACCTTAGGAGCATTCAAGGATGCTACCAATCTTCAGGACTGGCAATACCAACTTAAGATTCAAGACTTTGAATACGCCTCTCAGATGAGGCAATATGCTAAGTCACAAGAGCTTTATGGTCAGCAGCTATCTTACAACAACATGGCAGCAAGTGCTGCTAAAGAAGCTGAGATGCGTCGTCTTGAAGATGCTACCAATGAGATTGCCTTTCAGAATCAAGACATTGTTATTAAGGCAATGGAGTCTGAAGGTGCTGCTGCTGTTAAAGGTCAGCAAGGTCGCAGTGCAGGCAAGAGTGATCAAGTTGTACTTGCCTCTCTTGGTCGTAACCAAGCAATCCTCGCTGAGTCACTTCTCAGCGCGAGAGGTGAAACTCAAGCTGCATTGAAGAAAGTTGCTGCCGATAAGTTCGGTGCTGATATCGCAGCAGAAGCTGCACGGATGCTCAAGCCTGAGCGTCTACCTCAGCCGCCTAAGCCTCTCAAAACGCCTCGTGCTGTCTTCCAGGATCCCCGTAAGCCTAAGAGGTTTGACTACGGTCCTAAGCCCATTATGGGTGCTGTGGCGTCGTCTATGCCTGGAGCCATCACGAGTGGCCTCACTAGCCTCGCTGGTGGTATTGCAGCCTTTGCTGAAGCCAATAAATCTCCAGCTTATAGTTTCAAAGATTATTCCAATATCTTTAAGCCTCAAGGAACGTAATGGATCAAGTAAACTACAAAGGGTACGCCCGGAGTGTTGGTTTCGATCCTGTTAAAGCTCCCTATGCTGCTCTCCAACGAATGGAGGAGCGCGACTCACGTATCCTACGGGGTATGGAGGATAATAGGCGAGCTGTTAAACAGGTTCGTGACGAATACGGTGCTGGACTAGAACGTAAGTTCAGCCTAGAAGACCGCAACAGAAATGAGAACTATAGCCTCTTACAGAAGTACAGGGAGAATCGTGCATCTGCTGTGGAGGCTAATGCAAAGACAATCATTCAAAATCACCTAGAACGATCTAAGTCTATCCAAAATACAATGGGTAGTCTTGCAAAGTTCAGTGACACCATTTCTTCTGCTCTGATGGACTTCCAGAAGGGTAAGAACGAAAGTGATATGAAGGCTGGCTATATGGAAGCAGCATCTGGTGGATTCACCCTTGAACGCCAGACAGCTGTTGCACAAGGTGAGACAGTACTTCAAACAGCAGGTGAAGCACAGGATCGAGTCGCAGAGAACTTCCAAGCTGTTGGTGCTCCTGCTGATGTAGTCATGGGTCTCATGACTGGTAATAAGTGGAGAGACTATGGTCGTCTCAAAGCTTATTGGGATATGAATGTAGGTGAGTTCTCTGGCTATGCCCAGTCCAAACTCACTGAGATGGGAGCCATTACTGCAGCTGATCGTCAAGCTGCAATGCCAGACATCTTTGAAGGATTCATCCGAGATAAAGGTTTGTTCGGCCTGAAGGCTGACTTCCTGGCAGAAGGCCTGATCAAGATGCGTGGCCAGTACAACGCTCTTGTGGATGATGCTCGCAAGTCTGATGTTGTTAATCAGTCTCTTGATATGAGAGACGAAGCAATGGAGAATCTCTTCCGTTCCAAGAGCGGTGATGCATTCTCTGAGGCTCTTCGTCTTACTGCACGTACCTATGCCGAAGATGGTAAGACCCCTATCGGTCTAGGTAAGGCCCGAGCCATGCTCTACAAGGAGCTTGGTGATACCACTCGCTACACCGAACAGGATGTTGAGCGGATCCTTTCTGGTGCTATGACTGATAACGGTCAGAGCATGAAGGATCGCTTTGGTCGTGATTATGATGATCTCATCAATACTCGTCGTAAGGATGCAGAAGCTGAGTTCTCCCTTAATCAGGCAGAAGAACGTCAACAGCAGAAGGCTGCCGAGAAGTCTCTCCTTAAGTGGGTAGACGAGAACTGGGATGGTTCAGCTAAGACACTTAATGACATCATTAAGGAAGCTGAAACCAAAGGCATCCCAACTGATCGCCTGAAGGCTCACCTAGCTCGCAGCAATGAGCAGAAGAATGCTGACTTCTGGAAGGAGCAGTTTGACTCTGCCTACGATCAAGGTACACTGACTCTTGAGGATGTAGACCAGCCTGGTGTTCCTTGGGAAGTCCGTAAGGAATATCGTGAACGCGCTCAGGAACAAGAGCGTCTTCGTGGTGAGTCTGGTATTAAGCAAGAGACCATCAAGGGTGAGTTACAGGACCTTATCAAGTCCAAGCTTGTTGGTGAGAGCACAGATCGTGCAGCTCACTACAGTGCTAAGTCTGCTACTGACTATGCCCTCCGTCTCTACAACAGTAAGTTCAAGCAGTACTCCAAAACAATGGAGCCTGCCCAAGCTGCTGCTCAGGCACGCAACGATGTGTTGAATGCTATTGAGAAGGGTACAGGTGCATTCAAGGTGATCGGCTCTGCCGATGCCAAAGGTACACAGGCTTTTTACGGTGCCTTCACTCCTGGTAAGCATCCTGGTGCTCCTCAGGCCCTGGATATTATTGATGCTTCCTCTGTGCTGCGTCAGGTCCGTACTAACCCATCCCTGGTGGATAAGAAGGTTCTGACTAGTCCTGGTCTGCTGCAAGACATTGCTAATCGTATTGATAACGGCAAGCCTTTCTCTATCCCGACTATCTACGCTGATCTTGCTAAGCCCCTTGGTAAGACACCTACAGAGATCCTTAATGCTCAGCTGAAGGCAGCTGGCCATACAGCACAGGTCCGTCCTGGCTTCCGTGAAACTCTGAATCAGATTCAAGATCCACGTCTTCGTGCCATCTTGGATCAACCTCTGACACAAGAGCGTCTCAATAGCGTCATCATTGGTAGTGGTAATGCACCGGCTACTGTACGTACAGGCTCTCAGGGCTACGCTGATGTTATCGCCCTAGGTACTGCTGCTGGATTCAAGTTCCCGCAAGCAATGGCTGCTATGTGGGCTTTGGAATCTGGTTACGGTAAGTACCACTCCAACCCCAATAACGTCTTCAATATCAAAGATCGTCGTACTGGTCAGTTCAAGAGCTATGCATCGCCTCTTGAGTCAGCTAAGGACTTTATGTACCTAATGACTGACCCTAAGTATGCACCTGCTCTGAACGCTGCTAAGACCCCACGTCAGTTCATTGAAGGCATCGCTATGACCTATTCGGGTCAAGAGCGTGACTATGCCTCAAAGATCCTACGTGTGATGCGTGATAACGGTGTTAACCCTGATCAACCGTTTAACAATAACCCGAACCCTGCCCGTAATAACGGCTTCATGCGGCCTACCCTTGCTTACATCACAAGTGATATAGGTCCTACCTCTACTGGTGAGCATCTTGATGTTAAGGATGTAACTGGTAAGCGCTTTGCTGAGAATGCACTAGACAATTTTGTTGAGATCCAAGATCCTCAATTCGGTCGTATTTCTCTTGGCGCTCTTAAGAAGAAACTACCTGGCAGGGGGGACAACTTTGATGAACACGTAGCACGTGGGTCTCATGGTATTGACTACCCTACCGCAAAGGGTACTAAGTTATTTATTAAGAATGGAGCTAGGATTATTAGCAAAGCTCGCACTGCCCATGGGGATAAGGTTGTCATTCAACTCCCCGATGGACGACGTTTCAGTTTCCTACATGGTAATGCCGTATGACACAAACCCCATTTGTTGATGAAGAGGAGCTGAAGCGGCTTGAAGCTGAGAACAAGGCTCAGGAGGAAGCTCTAGATGCAGCTGCTCCTGAGTACAACGCTCAGAGTGCTAATCAGACTCAATTCAAAGAAGCTACTCCTCAAGAGAACAAAGCTGCTGGCAATGTTGAACCTGTTAAAGGTGCAACGAATCAAGCAATTGCTCAGTTGGTACCTGGCAATAACCAGAACCAACCTACAGAACAAAAGCCTCTGAACAAAGGTTCTGGCTTCCTCTACGGTAGTGGTGATGCTAATGCCACTCTTGCTGAGGATATCGGTAAGTATGCCACTGGTGTCTTTGAAGGTCTTGGCGCTGCTGGCATGGGCCTTATTGACTTTGGCCTAGACGCTATTGGGCGTATTCCTGGTGCTGAACCTATTGATGATGGTTGGGATCAGAAGACTAAGTTCCAGAACCCTTTCTTCCAAAAGCTCCGCAATATTGCTTCTGTTGTTCTGCCAAGCATCATGTCTGGTGGTGCTGCTGGCGCTGCCAGTAATGTTGTTAAAGGTGGTGCCTTGGCTCGTGGTGCTACAGCCCTTGGTGTTGGTTCTGCTCTTGAGTCAGGCATTATTGCTCTGAGTGATCAAGGTACTGACGATAACCTGTCCACTATGGTTAAGGAAGCTGCTCCGTGGCTGCCTGTACCTGAAGCGATGGTTATCTCTGATGGCGATTCACCTGAGATTCGCCGTCTTAAGAACATCTATGAGAACGCTTCTCTTGGTGTTGTTGGATCTCTAGTCGGCTACGCCTTCCAGGCAGGCAAGCCTGTGATGGGTTGGTTCAAGCCGAGGGATCGTGTAGCTCAGGAGTTTATGTCTTCTGAGGTTCTCGTTAATGCTGATGCTGCTACAGCTACACGACTTTCTGAGTTGTCTACACAGTCTGAGCAACTGAAGACTGCTGCCACTGAAGCAGCTCAACAGCTTGAGCAGGCATCACAACTTGGCGCTGACCCTCTGACTATCCAGCAGATGGCTGATCAGGTCATGGGATCCTCAAAGGCTGCTAAGGCCCTTGATGATGAGGCTGCGGCTATCACTGAGGAATACGTCACTACGGGGGCTTCTAGGGTCACAGAGAACCCTGTAGAGAGCTACCTGGAGCGTGATCAGATTAGCCGTGACCTACAAATTGATGAGGTCGGCAAGGATCGTCTCTATGCTGACCCTGAAGGTGTTAATGGCGCGGACCCGTACATCACTCCTGCCCTATTCCCTGAAGGCTCTACTACAGCAATGAGTCGTACTCCTGGCAACAATGCTAGGAACATGGCTGATACGACTGCTATCAAGAGTGGTGGTAGCGAAGGTTCTCCTGCTCCGATGATGTCTGAGCGGGCTTATCAATCTCTCTCCCGTACACTTGACAACCCTGAAGGCTCTACGTATGCACGTAACCTTGTGATTGATCTAGCAGAGGAGACACGAGCTGCTGGTAACTTTGATGCAATCGTGGATGGCTTCCGCTACACACGTCAGCAGATGACAGATGCAGCGTTTGAGATCTATAAGGACATCATCACTGCACGTAGTGTTGACGACGTTAAGAAGCTGTTCCTTGATAACCGTGACGTTAAGAACATCCTTGATGGTCGTAAGATCAAGTATATTAACGATGTTCAAGCACAGGCTGTTGCCTATGCGATGCGTGACTTGACTGATAAGTATATCGGTCGTGTTGTTAACGAGACTTCCGCTCGTGCCATGGATACCACTGGCCGTGAGATCTCTGACATTGCAGAAGCCTATAAGACCTTCCCTGAGTCTGCAGACTTTGACCGTACAACCGAAGCAATTGCTGATCGTATTGCCTTCCTGATGGAGGAGTACGCTCTTAACAAGTATATCGCTGGTTGGGCACTCAAGAACCAAGATCGTTGGGAAAAGGTTGTTAGTAAGTCTGGTAACCCTGAAGAGGCTATCAAAGGCATTACTAAGCAGTTTGATCTGAAGCTGAATGAAGCCAAGCTGAAGTCACAGAACTATCGCAACATGATTGTGACTGTTGCTAAGGAGCGTCCTGATGCAGCACAGGTTCTGATCGATGCATTCGCTATCACCAAGGGTGATGTGGATACTATCGACAAATTGATGAAGTGGACGGCTAAGCAGGTCAGCCCTATGGGTCTTCTAAGGGGAGACAGCGATGGTCTTAACTTGTTTGCCCAAGGTGTCTTTGCTATTCGCTACAGCGGGATGCTGAGTGGTCTTTCACTACTCAAGACAGGTGTGGCAAACATGACTGTCTTAGGTCTTCGTACCACTAACTCGTTCCTTGGAACTGGTATGGGTATGTTGATGGGACGCAACACTGTTGATGACCTACGTAAGGCTACCCATGTCTATGGGTCCATGTGGTCAGTTAACAACAAGGCTCTGAAGGATTCCTGGGAGACCTACAAGAAACTCTGGAATGCTGGCAAGTGGGGCAATGACTTCAAGATGGATGCCCGGATGCTTGCCCGTGAGGATCTTGTTGATTACGTGGCTCCTGATAAGTGGGAAGCTCTTGCCAAGATGGAACCCATCTGGGAGAAGAATGGTGACTGGGGCAAGCTCATGCAATACCGCACATCACGTCTTCTCTATGACTTGGGTAACTGGCGCTGGCATAAGTATGGAACCAATGGTTTGATCTCTGCTGATGCCTATATGTCCACTACGGTAGCTCACCAGTTGGCCAAAGCCCGTGCATGGGATGAGGTGTCTTCTATTGGCTACAAGGGTGCAGAGCTTGAGCAGCAGATGCTTAAGGCAGAGAAGATGGCCTACGACGAGATGTTTGATTCAGCTGGCAACATCACTGATGATGCACTGAAGTATGTCTCTGGTGAGCTTTCAATGAACCTTGATGATGCAACTGCATCTTGGCTCAGTAATGGCCTTAATAAGCTTCCCTTCCTGAAGGGGTTCTTCATGTTCCCTACCACTGGTGTGAATGCAGCTAAGTACGCTATGTCGTACACGCCCATTGCAACTATTCCTGGCGTGAATCGCTATGCCAAGGTTCTCTGGGCTGGTGACAACATGGACCTCATTAAAGAGGCCCTGTTGGAGCATGGCATTACATACGATGCCGTACCTAACGGTATGGCTATCTACAAGGGTCTTGAAGCTGAATACCGTGGTCGTCTTGCCTTTGCTGGTCTCTTGACTTCTGGTCTGATGGGTCATGCCCTTAGTGGCAAGATCCGTGGTAATGGTCCTGAGAACAAAGGTGAGCGTAAGAAGCTGCGTGATAACTTCAACTGGCAGCCAAAGACCATCAATATTGGTGGTAAGTGGGTTAACTATGCCGGTATCGAACCGCTAGATACTCTCCTTACTCTTGTGGGAGACCTTGCTTACTACTCTCGCGATCTTGGTTCAACCCTCACGGAAGACTTCGGTAAGAAAATTCTGTGGACTCTCTCAGCTACTTTCGTCAATAAGACATGGACTGCTGGTCTTGAGCCGCTAGTCGCTATCGCCAATGGTGATGAGACCGCTATCTCGCGTTACCTTGCTAACGAAGCACGTTCAGTGATCCCCTGGAGCAGTGGTCTTGGTGTTGTCAATAACGCTATTACTAGCTCCCAGAAGGATATCTACAATGACATGATCGGATATATCAAGAACCGTATTCCTGGCCTAGCTAGCACTCTTCCTGAGCAGATTGATATCTACACAGGTAAGCCGCTCAACGACATTGATAATCCTGTCCTTCGCGCACTCAATGCTGTTAACCCAGTAAAGGTTAGCGACGGTACTGAACCCTGGCGTCAGTGGCTTATCGATAGTGGTTGGGACGGTATCCAGATGATTCGTAAGGATAGCTCTGGTAATCATGAGTACACACCAGCTGAACGTGAAGTGCTCTACCGTTACATCGGTGAGCAGCAGATCTGGAAAGAGTACGACAAGATTAGCAAAAATAAGAAGTACAATGATCAACTGGATCGCATTCGTGCAATGCGAGCACAGGGTCGTCCTTCTGATGAAATCAATGCCGCCTATGTTGAGGTACATGGCGTTCTGAATGATGTACTCGTCAAGGCACAGAAAGCCGCTGAGATGAGGCTTCAGAATGAGAATGAACCGATGTGGCGTGGTATTCAAGAATCCATCCGTAATAAGAACTATCTGAATCAAGGTCGTGTCGATGATGCAGCTCGTGCTGCTGATCGTCGTAAGGCTGAGATTGAAAAGCTAACGCAAATGTATAGGTAACACCTAATGGCTGTCACTCAGAATACATATACGGGTAATGGATCCACCACCAATTACTCTTTCACTTTTCCATATCTTGAGACGACCGACATCAAGGTTTCCTTGAACGGTACGGTTACAACTGCATACACTCTGGCTAACGCTACCACTATCCAATTCAATACGGCCCCGACTACCGGGGCTGCTATTCGGATCTATCGGGAAACTGATGATTCTGGATTGGCAGCCACCTTCTACCCAGGTTCTGCTATTCGATCTCAGGATCTGAATGAAAACTTTACTCAGAATCTCTACGTTACTCAAGAGTCTAACCGAGAGGCCTCGTCAGCAACTAGCACGGCTAACACTGCACTGACGAACTCCAACACGGCAATCAGTACGGCCAATGCAGCCACTGCAACGGCCAACACTGCCTCCAGCAATGCCTCTGCAGCAGTATCAACGGCCAATACGGCAAGCACTAACGCCAGTGCTGCTGTGTCTACGGCCAATACTGCATCCACCAATGCAACGGCTGCTGTAAATACCGCAAATAGTGCTGCTGCTGATGCGGCTACAGCTATTTCAACAGCTAATAGTGCAGTCACTACGGCAAATGCTGCTACAGCAACGGCTAATGCAGCCTCTGCTACTGCAACTACAGCCTCAACCAATGCGAGTGCTGCTGTTTCTACAGCCAATGCTGCGACAACCACGGCTGGTAACGCAGTTACAACAGCTAATAATGCTGTTACTACCGCCAACAGTGCAGTCACTACTGCAGGTAATGCAGTCACTACAGCCAACAATGCTGTGACGACGGCAAACAGTGCTGTGTCAACGGCTAACTCTGCCGTTACTACTGCTAATGCTGCTGCATCTGCTGTTGCTAATGCGATCTTGTATGACACGGTTGCTAATGTTGCTGCAATTCCTGCGACACCATCGAACAATGATGCAGTTGAGGTTGTTAATTCGACTGGTATTCAAAGCTTTACACCGCTGAATGGCCTTCCTTCTGGCTTTGTCGGTGATTCGGGCCTTAGTGTTCGCCTTATTTATACAACGTCTGGTAATACCTGGAACTGGATTCAATATTTTCCTAATGATCCAGAGAACCGTTATGGGGATGCAATCACAACACTGCAGACTGATCTGAATGCTGCAGAAGCGGACATTCTTGCTTTGGATTCAGCCAAGCTGGATGCAACTACTGCTGCGTCTACTTACCTTACTCAGGCCAATGCTGCGTCTACCCTCGCCTCGATCAACAACACTTCCCTCACCGGAACTTCTTTGATCAATGCGGCAGGCATTGCTACTTGGGTTCGTTTCTCTGACTCTGATGCCAGCCACTACATCGGTCTACAGTCTCCTTCTGTAGTCACTTCTAACTTCACCTTAACTCTACCTGCGACTGCTGGAGCTGCTGGTCAAATCCTTTCTACAGATGGTACTGGCAACCTTAGTTGGGTGAATGACATTGTTGTTCTAGTCACTGATGGCGGTAACTTCGATAACGGAACCAGTACTGTATCTACTTCTCAGACTCTTGATGGAGGTCAATTCTAATCATGCCTACACCTGCAACTCGCACACCTATCCGCATTGCTCGCGGTACTTACGCTAATCTTAACTCCTCCATCTCTGACATCCTGGAGGGGGAACTTGTCTATGCTACGGATCAAGACAAGTTTTATGTGAAGGAAGGTTCTTCCCTCATCGCTACCTACCTGACTGCCGCTGATATTGGGGTTACCGTTCAAGCTTACGACGCTACCACCCTTAAATCCGCTGATATTGGAATCAGTCTTCAGGGCTACGATGCTGACACGGCAAAACTGGATGTAACACAGACATTCACCGCTGCACAGACATTTAGTGGGGGCATCTCTGACTCAGCCGGTAGTCTGAGGAGGCTTCCTCAGAACGCACAAACTAGCGCCTACACCCTAGTCGCATCCGACACGGGCAAGCACATCAGCATCACAAGCGGCGGCGTGACGGTCCCTCAAGGTGTCATGAGCGTTGGCGATGTCGTTACTGTCTTCAACGACAGCAGCAGTACTCAGACAATTATCCAAGGCTCTGGCGTGACGCTGCGCAAAGCTGATAGTACAACCACTGGCAACTACACGCTGAATAATTACGGCATAGCGACTGTGCTCTGTGTAGGTGCAAATACCTTTGTTATTAGTGGTGTGGGGCTGAACTGATGTCTACTTGCTCGCAAGCAGTGATGCTAGGCGCTGCTGGTTCTCCTCCTGTGCTTGTTGAGTACATCGTTGTCGCTGGTGGTGGTGGCGGAACTGGCCCTGGCGGCGGAGCTGGCGGTTACCTCAGTTCGATGTCTGGTGAAAGCAGTGGTTCCAATACGGCTGTAGCTCAACCGTTAACTCTTTTTAGAGGCATACCCTACTCCGTTGTAATTGGCGGTGGCGGTGCGGGAGGATATAACTCACCAGGATCGTACTCCGAATTTAACGGCATATATGCTTCTGGCGGCGGCTCTAACCCAACCAACGCTGCAGGCACAATGGGTGGCTCTGGCGGAGGTGGTTACTGGCAAGAAAACGGCCCAGGATTTCCGGGTGGACCTGGTTTTTTTGGCCAAGGTTTTGCTGGCGGTTCCGGTACTCAATATGTTTGGTACTGTCCGTGGCGTACTACGTTCACTGAGTGTCAAGTAGGTCATGGTGGGGGTGGCGGCGCTGGCGCACCCGGTGGCGATGCTCGCAATGGATATCAAGGTAATCCCGGCGGCGGAAACGGTGGCAATGGTATTTACAGTTCAGTAGCTGGCGTTTTTCTTGCAGGCGGTGGTGGTGGAGCTAAATTCGGTGATATCGCTTCCACCACGCCTGGGAGCCCTGGTCTCGGCGGTGGCGGTTCGCCTAATACTGGTGGTGGTGGATCTAATGTTGATCCAGGCGGTTCCGGTGTTGTTTACCTCAAAACACTTCTTACTCTTCCCCAGGCCGCAACAACTGGTAGTGTAAATATCTATCAATATGGTGCGTCTCGTATCTACAGATTCACTACATCAGGTACTATTACTTTCTGACATATGGCGCATTTCGCTCAACTCGACAGTGATAATACTGTCATCTCTGTGATTGTCGTTTCTAATGATTTAATCATAGACCCCGATACTGGTCTTGAGTCAGAACAGCTTGGTATTGACTTCTGTAAAAGTCTTCTTGGTGAGGATACGCGGTGGGTACAAACTAGCTACAACAACAATATTCGTCAGCGTTATGCGCCCATTGGAGGACGTTATGATCCTGACCATGATATCTTTATCCCACCTCCTCCATTTCCTAGTTGGTCATATAACTTCCTGATGCATCAATGGGAAGCTCCTGTTTCCAAGCCTGATGACGGATTGCCTTGGTATTGGAATGAGACCACTTGTGAGTGGCTACTCCCAAGTCACCCAGAATTAAACTCTATTTCTGAAGCTGAGCTTAAGCTACTTTCACAGCAGATTGCCGAATCGTTCTAAGACGAGCTAACTTCCTTTCTACCTGTATAGTATAAAACTAATGATCACTATTCTTGGTATTAAAGTGTCCTATGAGGCACTTGCTTTTCTTGCCCTCTTTATTGGCTCCGAAATTGTCGGTGCTTCCAACCTTAAAGAAAATGGAATTGTCCAAATCATCCTTAGCGGTATCAATGCTCTGAAGCCGCTCCGTAAGGAAGACGATCAGATCCAACGCATTAAGGATACATTCAAATGAGTATCAAGCTCCTTGACGTTATTCGTAACTACAAGGGGCTACCTCATCAAAAGCAAGCCATTGAGTCCCTAGAGAAGCTCCTAGGGGCTTATGGTTTGTCCGATGATGTGGAGTGGGTGAAACTTTGGCGTACTCCTACTCCTGTAGCTCCTCAACAATTTACTAATACCTGGGAAGGTATTGAAGCTGCAGCACGAGCTGCTGGTGCTAAATTCCCTGAAGTAGTCGCTGCTCAGTGGGCACTTGAGAGTGCATATGGTACTGCCCTTAGTGGTAAGAATAACTTCTTCGGTATCAAAGGTACTGGCACTGTTAAGACCACTTGGGAAGACTATGGCTATGGTCCTGTGACCATCAAAGCTTCCTTCAAAGATTTTGCTACTCCCTACGACTGCGTTGAGCATCTTGTGACGCAGTGGTACAAAGATTATAAAGGCTATAAAGGCGTCAACCGAGCCACCTCTCGTGAAGACTGTGCATACCTCCTTAAGAAAGAAGGTTATGCGACAGATCCAGTCTACGCACAGAAACTAATTCGGTTGATGGAGCAAAATGATTGAAGCCATCATTACGGGAGTCGTGTCTCTCGTTGTTGGCGTTGGCGGAGGAGTGTTGTCTCTAAGTTCACGAACAAACTCACGTATGGATCTCATCGACAAACGTATTGACCAAATGGAATTGCGTCTAGCAGAGAAATACGTACCAAGACAAGAACTCGCCAATGCACTCCAAAAAATGGAGGATCACATGATCCGTATCGAAAACAAATTAGATCAGATCGTATTGAGAAATGGCTAAGCAGAAGGCCAGTGAGGATATGTTCAACGAGTTACACAACATGGTAACCAAAGAACTCCTCAACCGAATCAAATCTGGTGAAGCCTCCACTGCTGATTTAAAGGCAGCCTGTGATTGGCTTGCCAAGAATGATATCAGTGGTGTCGCCTATGACGGCAACCCTCTGGACAAACTTGCCACCGTTCTACCCAAGGTAGATCCTGAACTTGTACAAAAGAGGTTGTATGGCAAGTCGCACATCTAATTACTACAAAAGCAACCCTACAGCTAAAGCCAAAAGGCTGAAGCAACAAGCTGAATACAACAAGACCAAGGAAGGTCTCAAGATTCGTAGCAACGCTAACAAGCTAAATAGGAAGCTTGGTACCTATGGTAATGGGGATGGAATGGATGCCAGTCACACTGGTCCTAATAAAGGAAAACTAGAGTCCCCTAAGGCGAACCGTACACGTCCGCGTAAGGGAAAGAAGTATGCCTAATCCACTAGCAATTCTTACCAATACAACTGCACGTGACAGTCTAATTAAAGCCTTTGAGGGGTTTGAGCCAAGAGCGTACCCAAGGCCTGAGGGTGGTGGTTTTGCATATGGCTATGGATTTAATTTTGATACATCTGGAAAGGATGTATCCCCTCAGGCAACCATCACCAGACAACAGGCTGATCCGCTTCTGAAAGTGAAAATTGATCAACATGCATCGCAGGTTAGGCAGGATCCTGGCTACAAAAAGCTATCTCCTAATGCACAAGCAGCTGTTGAATCCTTCGCCTTCAACGCTGGTCCGAACTTCTTTGGTGCTTCAAATTTCCAGACACTTACTGATGCAATCAAGTCCGGTAACGACAAGAAGGTAGCAGAGGCTCTGAAGCTCTACACCAACGGTGGTGTGCCTGGTCTTGTACGGCGACGTGAAGCTGAGGCAAGGCTAGCCACTACTCCTTACATGTCTCCTAAGAACAGCACCCTTGCTAACGACCGTACCCGTAAAGACGGTACAAAGGCAGTCAAACAAGGAAAGCCTGTTACCTGGGATGCTGCATCTAAAAAATGGAAACCAGCAATGACTATCCGGTGATATGACTCCGTTGCTGCCCAGTCCTGATCACTACATATACAACCTAATAACAATGACAAGCCCTGAAGCAAAGCGTATGTGGAGACGCGCTATTAAAGAGCACTTCAATTGTCAATGTGTTTATTGTGGAGAAACTTATGAATTACACGAACTTACATTGGATCACGTTCGCCCTAAGTGTTTTGGTGGTGAAGACCTTACATCAAATCTCGTACCCAGCTGTCGTCAGTGTAATCAGGACAAAGGAAGCAACAATTGGCTCCAATGGATGAGAGCCACATTTGGCATCACTCCTAGAGAGCAACTAATCTTATCTCATATTAAATAGACATGGATACCAAAAAGCGTCGGACTATTAAAGACGATCTTGAAGAAATTCGCGCCATGACTCGTCGCTCTAGGGAGCGGCAAGGTGTTGATACTAAGTCAGATCTAGGCCAGAGGGCTATGAAGGCTGAAGGCACTGCAAAGAACTTCCAGGGTGGTGGCTATGAAACCAAGTCAAAACCTGATGGCTCCAAGTACCAAGGTGCACCTATCTCTAAGGCAAACCTTCAAGAGTACAAGCCAGCCTCTAACGAGCAAGTACAACCGAAGAAACCACAGCGTCGCTCCGGTGCAGGTCGAGAGGATGCGATGAACCGCTACATGGAAGAGCGGAAGCGCAAGAAGGATGGTGATTCCCGAGTTATTGGGTAAGACCTGTCCACAAACGTACCAATAGGCCGCTCCGAAAGGGGCGGTTTTTTTTTGTGCTTGCAGATAAATGCCACAAAGTCCAGATGAAATAAAAGCCCAGCAGAAATTCTTTCAAAGAGCCAATGGTCCTGTAATCGGTGCCCGCTCAACTTATGGGACACAGCCCAACAAACTCTTCAGAGAAAATCAAGAGCAAGGTCGATTACCGCGTCAATATAAGAGCTGGGATGACGCTGAGCAGCAATTCCTTGAGGAAATTAAAAAAGGGGTTAAGCCTGCTGCTGCCAGAAAAAAACTTGGCCTTACTTATGAGAATGTCCTAGGGCACCCATACTTTGATGTTGTAGTAGATAGGTACACGGGCGAGACACGAGGCTTCAACAAACGTGCGGTAAACGAGGATCTTCACCCATTGGCTGAGCGAGATCTACGACTTGCTTATGGTAAACAAACGGCTGATGGGTTCAGAGGTCAGCTTAAGGACGGATGGGGAGACTATAAGAAGAAGGCTTCTTACGATCCTATGGCTATTTCGTCGCAAGATGAAGCTAAAGCTGTAAGGGAGTATCTAACCTCTTTCCTTGGCCGAGGAGACCCTAGGGATCAAGGTAATCAAATCCATCGTGGTCATGGTTTCTCGGCATCTCAGGCTGGTGGTTCATTAAACCTGATGGACTTATTCCCTGAACTTGGTTGGACTAATGTTCATGGTCACCAAGGTCTTGCGGGAAATCCACGGATGCACCCTGATGACATGTACGACAACAACATGGCATCAACTGCTGAGCAGGGTTTCTTCTTTGATCTTTTAGATCGAGAAGGAAATACAATCAACCCACGGGCAACTCAGTGGCCTGGTACTTTCATTGCTGTCGATGAGAACGCCAACGAGATAAGGAAGAAGGTTGGCCCAATGAATTACGACGTGGGTCCTGCTGTTGAGCAGAATCCAGGAGTATCATCTGGTGCGCTGGCTGCGCAACAGAGGCGTCGTGATGAGCTAATGGCTCAGATGGGACAAGCCGGACCCAGGCAGGCGATTAACCAAGCTAACAGTCAATCCATAATTATGGATAACACACAATCCGTAGGTACACCTCTTCGGATCGTGCGTGACGGCACACCTGTGCAGCAAGCCCCAAAGCCAGCAAAAGTTACTGTCGTATCTCCTGATGGTTCTGAGCGTAAATTGACAACCCCAGGTAGTTCCAGTGAACAGATTGTTGAACGTCTGGTTGGTAATGGTGTTCCGCTTGATCGGGCTCAAGAGATTGCTACCCGGATGAGGCCAATCCCTAATAAGCCAAGAGTTATCCCCGCTCCTTCTGCTGACACTATAAACCTACCCTCTATCCCTAAGCTCACTACTGGTGGCCTGGTTAGTGGTGGCGTTTTAAGTCTCCTTATGGGGGAATCACCAGCTCAAGCCTTTGCTTCTAACATACCTATTCTTTCGGACATAGAGGCTGACAACAATGGGATGGCAGAGCGTGCCGGTCAACTCTTTGTTGATCCACGTACAAATAGACTTATGCCAACAAATGTTGCTGAAGTTGGAAAGGGTCTTGCCTACCTAAACGGTAAACCAGTTGTAGTCCCCTATGGCTCTGTTGCTGGCATTAAATCCAACGGTGAGATAGCTAAAGAGTCAGTTCGGCAGATAGCTGATGTTAACTCTAAGCGTCTTAGTAAGGTGACCTCTGCAGCTGCACCTGTACTGAAAAAGGCTTCTCAATATATCCCTAAGCCTCTCAGTCCATTTCAACCACTTGTTGATGCCTACCGTGGCTTCAACAAAATCATCGCTAACATTGTTAGGGACTAATGGCAGAAAAGAAATCAAAAGACTCCCCTCTTGTTGAGTTACTACGTAACCTCAAGATCAAATACCTTAACGGTCAGAACCCAATGGGTAGGGCTCAAGTCTCCCATGGGTTTAACCCAGCCAAGAATGCTTCATTGAACCTTGGCCGGATGATCGGTGCTGCATACGATCCTGAGATGCGTATCCGCCCTAAAGATCCCCAACAGGAACTACGTGCTTTCAACTCACGTCTTGGGATGACTGAACGTATCCACAACACTTATATCCAACCACGAGTAAAGCTCGCTGATTGATATCTACAAGCCCCTACAACACCCCTCTGGGGGCTTTTCTATCCATATCCCTATATGAGTCCACCAACCTTTGTTACAGGCTCTCAGAGAAGCGGTACAACAATTACTGCAGTCATACTTGCTTCTGACCATAATCTCTCCTTTGTTGATGAAGCTGAGTTCACTCCAGGTGTCAATTATGACGACTGTGTAGTTCACTTGCCATATGCCTTGGATGGTTATGTGCTGTTACACCACATGTACCCATCTGCTCACTTCATTGTTGTGACTAGAGATAAGGCAGACATCATCCGCAGCATGAAGCGTATTCATTGGTGCCAAGACAACGTACAAGACTGGGAACAGTTCCTTGATGACTACGTTGACCAACGTCTTCAGCTTATCGACAACCTTGCAAGGTATATCCCTAACTCTGTGACTCTCTTCCCTTATAAGTCCTTAGAGACACACCGTCTTTTTGTTTCTAATAGAGATGGTTTTACCGTGAAGCAATGGAAAGCTGATATGCCTCGTGGTCCTCAGTATTGGCCAGATAACTTTCAATGTATATCCGATTATTATGCAAGACGTTCTCAAGTCTCTCCAGGGTGATTTTAAGCTTTTCCTTCAAGCTCTGTGGCATCAACTAGATCTACCTTCTCCAACAAGGGCACAGTACGCAATTGCTGATTATCTACAACACGGACCTAAGCGACTACAGATCCAAGCATTCCGTGGTGTTGGTAAGAGCTGGATCACTGGTGCCTTTGTTCTGTGGACATTGTTCAATGATCCTGAGAAGAAGATCATGATCATCTCAGCTTCCAAGGAACGAGCTGACAACATGTCTATCTTCCTTCAGAAGCTGATCATTGAAACTCCTTGGTTAGCCCACCTTAAACCAAAGAATGACGATAGTCGTTGGAGTCGTATCTCCTTTGATGTGAACTGCTCTCCTCACCAGGCACCTTCTGTAAAGTCCGTTGGTATTACTGGTCAGCTCACTGGCTCTCGTGCAGACCTGATGATTCTTGATGACATCGAAGTTCCTGGTAACTCGATGACTGAGATGATGCGAGAGAAACTCCTGCAGCTTTGTACAGAAGCGGAGTCCATCCTCACACCGAAGAAGGACTCACGCATTATGTACCTTGGTACACCTCAAACCACCTTCACCATATATCGAAAGCTAGCTGAACGCAACTACCGACCCTTTGTCTGGCCAGCACGTTATCCCCGTAAGGACAAGCTCCCTCAATACGAAGGCCTCCTTTCCCCACAGATTGTGGAGGATATCGAGATGGGAGTCGATGAGTGGACCCCTACAGACCCTGACCGCTTCTCCTCAGACGACCTATTAGAGCGTGAAGCGGCTATGGGTCGTAGCAACTTCATGTTGCAGTTCCAACTAGATACAACCTTGAGTGATGCAGAAAAGTTCCCACTTAAGTTCTCCGATCTTGTCATTACCTCTGTTAACCCGACTCAAGCGCCGGATGCTGTTGTGTGGTGCAGTGACCCTCGTAATTGTCTCAAAGATCTGCCTACGGTTGGCTTACCGGGTGATTACTTCTACTCCCCGATGCAACTCCAAGGCGATTGGGGTCCATACACAGAAACGATCTGCTCCATAGACCCCTCAGGTAGGGGTACTGATGAAACAGCAGCTACATACATCTCACAAAAGAATGGCTTTCTCTACGTTCACGAAGTACGAGCTTATCGCGACGGTTATAGCGACAGTACACTTCTTGACATCTTGCGTGGGTGTAAGCGCTACAATGTTACGAAGCTACTCATTGAAACAAACTTCGGAGACGGTATCGTTGCCGAACTGTTCAAAAAACATCTCCAACAAACCAAGCAAGCAATAGACGTTGAAGAGGTACGGGCTAATGTTCGTAAAGAAGACCGTATCATTGATGCCCTAGAACCCATCCTTAACCAACACAAGCTGATCATTGATCGTGGTGTTGTTGAGTGGGACTACGCTTCCAATAAAGACGCTCCACCAGAAGAACGACTCCTCTACATGCTTTTCTACCAGATGAGTCGAATGTGTCGGGAGAAGGGTGCAGTTAAACACGACGACAGATTGGACTCCCTAGCACAAGGTGTTAAGTACTTCACAGATGCTATGGGTATCAGTGCTTATGAAGCGGTCAAGCAACGTAAGCAGGAAGACTGGCAAGACATGCTTGAGACATTTATCGATGATCCGCAGTCTGCAACCAACCACCTTGTACTTGGTTTTGACCTTGATCAAAGACGACAAGCTAGAGGTAAAACCAATCCTAGAGGTGTCACAAGCTGGGTCAAAATCTAACACGTCCACTTCCATTGCGCTGCAATCGATTTGGACCGATCCCACATGTATACAGGCAGAGGGAAGGGTGGACCCGACGCCTGGAGGGGGGAAAGACTCCAAGACAAGCAAGTTGTCTTGATCATCTTTCCCTTCCTTTACTAATGAACAGTGAGGGAGCCAAGGCTCCAAAGACAAACATCTCCCTCTTAGTTCATTCATCTACTTCCCCACCTCTTCCCCACATGAGTACTACTCCTCTCGACCACAGCCGAAGGCGTGGGAGGCAGTAGAGAATATGTCACTACCTCCTCTAACCAATGAGTAGAACATATCGTAAACAACCTACCTACATCTGGAGACCAGTACAAACATACAGCGAACTAAAGCAACAGTACTTTGATGATGATGAGTACAGGGTATCTACCCGTAAGCGTTTTATCCCATCCCTGTATGACGATATCCATGTGTCTGCCTACCAACAACTAGACCACCACCAATGACTGTATCTCTAGTACACATCACTCCCAACGCTGAAGAGCTTATTGCTTACATGGCTAGGGTGTCTAACCCATCTAATCAGAACAACACTGAGACTAGTGCTCGTCTGATTAAGTACCTTATTGATCACCATCACTGGTCACCGTTTGAGATGGTGAACATGTGTGTTGAAATTGAGACTACACGTTCTATAGCTGCACAGATCCTTCGACATAGGTCATTCTCGTTTCAAGAGTTTAGCCAACGGTATGCTGAGGTACCTATCCCTGCAGAACTACCAGAACTCCGTAGGCAAGATACTAAGAACCGACAGAACAGTATTGATGACCTGGATGATGTGCTGAAGAAGAACTTCCAGTTTAGGATTGGTGTTCTGTATGGTGATGGTTACCGGCTGTATAAAGATATGGTAGCAGCTGGTGTTGCTAAAGAGTGTGCAAGAGAAGTGTTACCTCTGGCTACACCAACTCGCTTGTACATGAATGGCAGTATCAGGTCATGGTTACATTATTGTGATCTACGTACTAGTAATGGTACGCAGAAAGAACATGCACAGATAGCAGGTCAAGTGCAAGACTTACTGTATGAGCATCTGCCAAATGTATGTGAGGCTATGTGGAACAAAGACTTAAGCTAGAAGAGTTTAGGGTTCTCTATAAGACCTGGAAACGAGGTGTCCCTTGGTTGGATCACCTCATCCTTGGCTTCCTTGTTTGGCTTGAGGAGAAGTTGATTGATGCACGGGTTAAGGTGGAGGTTGATCAGGCAATCGAAGAGTACAAGAAGATTGAACCTCCGTTGCCTGATATGGTTGCTCCAGTTTATACGGAGAAGCCATCAGAGACATCTACAAGCCTCCCTGAGATGCGTCTAACAGCTCCTTGGTATACTGAACTGTATGATGAGAAATGAGGCCCTTGTAGGTCAATCCTGAAGGGCTCGTTCTAATAGGTAAGCGATTAGGTTGCTTAGACTTCTTCCTTCTTCGTCACTTCGTTCATCTAGTGTTTGTCGTAAGGACCACGGGATAGTGACAGTGACACGGGATGGTTTCCGTGTAAATACTGAAGGGAAGCTTTGGTTTTTACTTCCCTGGTGGAAATTGTTGGAGAATGCGGTCATCAGTTCAATTGCGGTTGGACTGGTCACGGGGTCGGTTGTTGACGCAACGCGGCCCCACCTATGCAGCATATCACCTGAAAAATTTTGACATAATTTTCTCAAGCCTTATATCGTTAGGGGAGGACGCACATCCCCCCGTGGCGGGGTATAAGAATAGGCATAGCGTCGGTATCAAGGACGCGCTAGATATGCAATCTAGTAGCTGCACCTAGACAGTAACGCGAAGCGTTGGTCTATTGAGAACTACTCGCAACAGTGTTGATACGAATGCGTATTGATAGATATGAATTGATCTGTATGGACTCATCATATACCATTATCAATACGACACACAACGATAAGCCCAGCTAATACATATACCAACACTGTGCCTACATGCATTCACACTCACGCACAGCA